CAGTGGAAGTCAACGGCGAAGCGGAAGTCGCAGTGGAAGTCAACGACAACGGCGAAGTGGAAGTCGCAGTGGAAGTCGCAGTGGAAGTCAACGGCGAAGCGGAAGTCGCAGTGGAAGTCAACGGCGAAGCGGAAGTCGCAGTGGAAGTCAACGACGCAGTGGAAGTCAACGACGCAGTGGAAGTCAACGGCGCAGTGGAAGTCAACGGCGCAGTGGAAGTCAACGGCGCAGTGGAAGTCAACGACGTAGAAGTAATGAATGGATGGGAAACGCAACAAGTTGGTAGAAAAATTTACACCCTTGAAGATTTAAAATGAACATATTATTTAATCTAATTATATAATATGCCTAAACATCATAGTGAAGATTATAAAATTACTGCTGTAAAACATTATGTTAATAAATCTAAAAATTTATCAAAAACTTGTAAAATATTTGAATGCTCTAGAATTAGTTTGAAACGGTGGGTTAATAGATATAAAAAGGATAAATCAATAAAAAGATATAGTAGAAACCCTGTATCATATAAAATTACTAATGAACAAGTTAAATACGCATTAACTCTATTGAAACAAAATGAACAAATTACTATGTTTGAATTAGCAAAGTTAGTAAAAAAAAAATATAAAAATTTTAATATCACACCTCAACATTTAGGACAAGTTATAAGAGATAAAAATAGAACACGAAAACGAACTCGACATGAACATTTTCCTCAAACAAGATATCGTAAATCAATAAATAAAAAGAATGAATTAAGTAAATTCTATAAAGAAATTAAAAAATATCCTATTGATAAAATAATTAGTTTGGATGAAAGTTCTATACAACCAGCTATGATACCTGAATATTCAAGATGTCCTCTTGGAAGAAGATGTATAGTAAAAACAGATGATAGTTATTTTTATAGAAAATTTACTCTATTATGTGCAGTTAATAATTCAAAATGTGTAGGTTGGAAATTATATGAAAAAGGTGGAATGACTAAAGAAAGATTAGTTGAGTTTCTAAAAGAAAATGTATTTGGTAAATACAAAGATAATTTAATAGTTTTAGATAATGCTGGATCACATAGAAATGAATATGTAAAACAAGCAATATTAGAAAGTGGAAATAAATATTTATTTAGCGTACCTTATACACCAAAAACAAATGTAATTGAGATGGTATTTAATCAAATTAAACACTATCTAAAATTAAATAAAAAAGTTTTGAAATATCCAGAATTAAAAAGAGAAGTAGAGAAAGGCAATAAGTAAAATAAAACCTATGAATTATAAAAATTATTTTCAATATGCTTATCAAAAGGAAACTTATCCAAAATATGACAGAAAGAAATCTACATTAAGAAAGAAACAAAAAAATTATAAACTTGATAAATAACTAATTATTTAATGTGTAAAAGAAATATTTTCCAATGAATTATCTGGAACTATATTTATAGTATTTTCATCAGGCTCTCCTATATTTAAAAAACTAATATCTTCTAAAGAACACCTTCCTTCATCTAACGGAAAATATGATCCACACGCCCATGTTAGACATTTAACTAATATTGGAGAATTCCCACCACCAGGAAGTTCATTTGATGGTTTATGATTCATCAATACATAAAGTTTTGGATTATCGTCTAAAGTTTTATATAATCTATATTTAGTAAAATCATAATCTCGTGCAATATCGTTTGATAATTGATTGATATAAATCCAACTAGTATTAGTTTTATTATTATTAATTTTTGTAATAAAATTATTATATTGGTCTTGTGATATATACAATGGGATAGTGCCTTCTATATACGAACTCATTATTATATAAGTTAAATTATCTTTAATTAAACTTTAAAAAAGTTTTAACAAAATATAAGTTAAAAATTTAACTAGAATATCTAATAGAATTATGCGTCTAAAAAGCGAACTATACAAAAAAGAACAAGAAGACATTTGTGATAAAATTATAGAAATATTAGATTTACCAGAAACTAATACTATTACTTTATATGAATTGGATAATGATAAAGAAAAACAAGAAAAAATAATAGAATTAATACCAGATATTCGTAAATATTTTAGTTTTAATAGTATAAAGGCTGTTGGAGAACCACATAGAATTAAGCGTCCTTGGTTGTCTATTATTAAACAAATTACTAAGCTAAAATATACTATTAGTGCAAAAGACTATAGAATTAAAATAGGTGATAAGGTAGAAAGGACTATTCTCTATAGAATAATTCCTTTTAAACATAAAATATAAACATAAAATATAAACATAAAATATAAACATAAAATATAAAATTGATTAAATTTTTGAAAAGAGGGTATAAGGATTATTATAAAAATCACTGAGATTTCACTATGTCCGATACGATAACTACTACAATTGAAAAACTGAAACTAAAATTTAAAGTAACAGAAAAATGTAGTATATGTAGTAAAAGTTTTATACCTTTAGAGATTGAAACTCATACAACTAATTGTAATTATTATGATTCTATAATTCTCCAAAAAAGATCTGCTAAATATCAACGCCATAAAACCATAAAAAAATTCGTAAAAAATCATGCTTTAGGTAATTGTAACTGTAAAAAAACTGGAAAACATTGTAACTATGAGAAAAATGAACTATATCCTATTCTTTACAAAGTCAAAGAAGCTTACTTAAGTTCTGATATAGAAGGTGATACATTCGTTGAAGAAAATATAAGTTTTTTTGAGACAACATATAATTGTTCACAATCTATAACTCAATCTCTTAAATGTTGTGCAGGCAAAGCTTGGGAAGACAGTTTTGAAGAAACTTTAGAAATGGCAGGGTTTAAAAAAGGAACCCACTTTGCTAGTCAAGTTAATATAGATAATAATGGGTTTTTTCAAAAGAAAAAGAAAAAAGGGACAAATACTGGTCATAAATTAGATTTCGTAATACCTGTTCCTAAATTTGGAACCAATATTACTGACCATAGTGGGTATATTATATCAAATAAAACTACTACTAGAGAAAGAGTACATCAAGATAAATTTTTAGGTAAATTTGTGCTAGTCACCACACAAGACTTTCAAACTGATGATACAAATATTACAGTGATTACTCCAAAAAATAATGACAATCAATTTACTAGATTTATGATGAAATTATTGACGGAATATCAATTGCTTTAAGAATTTGATTAAACATATTAACTACAATACTATTACCACATTGTTTATAAGTTTGACTATCTGATACAATTGTTTTAAATTTAGTTGTATCAAATCCCATTAATCTTAAACATTCATTTGGAGTTAATCGTCTCACAATTGTATTATTTTTAATATATTCTAAATCAAATTCATCTTTATCATAATTTAATGGAATAAATTTATTTCTTTCAATACTTTTTACTGCATCTTCTGAATATGTAAAATCGTCACAATTTTTTATTTCCATTACAAAATTACCAAACCAACTGGAATATTGTCTTGCGGTTTGACATATAATAATATCACCATTTACTTTCATTTTTTGTTTGTCAAGATGTTTCTGATCAAAAACCCATTTTTGCCATTTATGATTTTTTATTATATAATTTTCATCATAGTCAGAATCTAATAAATCTTTTAGTTTTAAACTTAATTCACATTCTTTAAAATTGTCAAATACTGATTTTATATTTTTATTTTTTTTAGTTCCAATTATAAATATTCGTTCTCTACTTTGTGGCATTCCTACTTTTGATGCCTTAATAGTTCTAAATTCTATTTTATAATTAATTTTTTCCATTTCTTCTAAAATTAATTTAAATGTATTACCTTTATCGCTTGATAAAAGACCTTTTACATTTTCAAAAATAAACATATTAGGTTTTATTTCATCTATTTTTTTTATATATTTAAATACTAATTGTCCTCGTAAATCGTCTAATCCTTTTCTTTGTCCTGCTATTGAAAATGATTGACAAGGGCAACCACCAACTAATATATCTACTTTATTTAAATATTTATTTCCATCCAAATCATTAATATCATTATACCAATTTTCTTCATTTAATTTATAATTTTCCAAAAAATTTGTTTTACAAAATTTATCAATATCACACGCAAATATAATTTTATGTGGTATTTTATTTAATATTAATGAATGCTCAAAAGCTCCAATACCACTAAAAAATGTTCCTACTTTTAATTCTTTGTTTTTGTTCTTAAATTTAAGTTTCTTAGGTTTAGTTTGAACTTGAGAACTATTTTCAGACATTTTATATTTATAAATTATAAATATATTTTAAAATCAATTTTTAAAATTAATATTTTTGCGTTAAAATACTTAAAATAAAAATATTTAAAGATATTATATTAATATTAATTATGAAAGAACCTCCGGATAAATACCAAGATTACTATAAATGTGTAAAAGTCCCATTAAAACATGTAGTTAAACACTATGATATTAATCAACCTACAATAAATGACTTGGTAATTAAAGCCCATAAAATAGTAATTCATACACTACAATTTATGAAACTATATTTAATTTATCATTATGATCTAAATAATGAATTGCCTACTATAGATAAACAATTTATTAATTGTTGTATGAAAATAATTTGTGTTGAAAAATCCAGCGGAAGACCACCTAAAAAAGAAATTAAAGAATTAAAAGATAAATTATCACTATTCTTCAATAAATATTATAAACCAACAATGCAAAATGAAGAACTAGACTATACACATATGAATACAATATTAGATTATTTAACTATTGATATTCTGACTATGTACGAAAATAATATAAAAGAGCATTTTGTAGAATATTTAGAAAGATATGTTAATGTAATTTGGAAAAAAAAGTATTTATCAAATAAAATTAGAAGTATTAAAAAAACAAAAGAATCCAGAAATTCTAGTATTAATCAATTAAATAATCAATTACGAAAAATTAAGTATGATTTGTTAAATGTAGAGAATACCAATTATAAATCTAAAACATTTTATCATAACTGGATTAAAACACAAAAGAAAGTTATACTACCTAATAGAAAATTCAAGAAAGAAAATGTTTATTATGATATACAATGTAATCCTATGGATTATCTACCATGTATGATTTATATGATGAAAGAAATAGAAAAAGAAGAATTGACTATATATAATGTTTTTTCATTACGAAGCGATATTATACCAAAGCATATTAGAATAGATACAACTACATTAGTGCATACTTTACTAACAAAAAAATATGGTAATAAATCTGATTATTTATTCAAAGGTAATCTTAAAAGAAATGAAGATAAAATATGGAAATTCTTTTTTAGAACAGAAAGACAATGTTTTACTAAAAAAGATTATTCATTTCATCATATGATAGAAACAGATGGAATTAGTTGTAGTATTTTATTATTACGGAAAGACTTAGCAGGGAAGAGATTTAAGACATTAACCAATAATAGTAAGGAACTATATATTGATAGTCTTGATAATTATGAGATGTTAAAAAATAAGAATATTGTTGGTGTGGATCCTGGGAAATGTGATATTATCTATTGTGTTAATGGAGATACTAAAGAAGCACAAAATTTTAGATATAGTCAAGACCAAAGAAGAAAAGAAACAAAAGCTAAAAAATATGCTAAAATAATTTTAGAATTAAAACAACAAAAAATAAACAATAATACAATTATAGAATATGAAACAGAATTATCAAAATATAATAGAAAAACATTAAATTTTAGTAAATTTATTGATTATATTACAAAGAAAAATGAGATTAATAAATTAATTATTGATTTCTATAATAGTTTCATATTTAGAAAATTAAAACTTAATGGATACCTTAATAGAAAAAGAACTGAACAAAAAATGGTAAATAGATTTCAAAATCAATTTGGAAATCCAGAAGATACTATAATATGTTTTGGTGATTATGAGCAAAGAAAACATATGAAATACAAAGAACCAATAAAAGGTAGAGGAATACGAACTTTATTTAAGAAAAATGGTTACAAAACATATTTAGTTGATGAATTTAGAACCAGCTGTAAATGTTCCAAATGTGAAGGAGGTGATTGTAATAAATTTATGATTCGTGAAAATCCTAAACCTTATAAACATAATCTTGGACTTATCCATGGGTTGATCGCTTGTAAAAAGTGTTCTAATGTATGGAATCGAGATTGTAATGGTGCAACTAATATCTACAAAATAGCAGAAAGTCATATAAATAAAAATATACGGCCTAGTTATTTATGTAGAGGCAATTTATCAGGTGTATTAGACGATACATCAAAATCAAAATTTACACGCTCTGAAATGGGCAAACCTTGTTGAATTTAAATTGACTTAAAAATATGTTCATTTTAAATCTTCAAGGGTGTAAAGAAATCTTCTAAACTTAATTACTTAAATAGTTTGTGCTATATAAAAATTATATGATTAAAAAATTATTTTTACTTTTTGCCTTATTATCAATTAATAAAGCATATGATTTAGATAGTGGTAGCGGAAGTGGTGAGATTTATAGTGGCTATGAAGATACAATTAACTCATCGTTTATTACTAAATATACAAGCTCTACTATGACAAGTAGTAGAGCTACAACTACAACTACAATTGATATAAAAAGTATCGAAAATGGCATCTTCGATAAAAGATTAGTTAAAGAATTACTTCTAAGAAATACACTATTTAATAATTATAAAAAAGAAGATAGACCGGTTAAACATGTTTCAACTAATGTTAAATTACAATATGGTATAGAAATTAAGAGTCTTGAACAATTTGACCAAAAGGGAGAAAATATCGAATTTAATTTGTGGATAACCCAACTGTGGAACGACCAGTATTTAACATGGAATCAAAGCGAATTTGAATACGAGCATTTAAATATCAATTCAAACCAAATATGGATACCAGATTTAGAATTGTATAATGCAGCATCAACACCGCTTATATTTGATTCAAGTGGTGGTCTAAAATTACACTATAATGGAGATATATTGTGGATTAGACCAACACGATACAGTTTCTCATGTAAATTAGATTTAAAGCAATTTCCATTTGATACCCAACGATGTACTATGACATTTGGTTCATGGAAATATAATGCTAATTTCTTAGACCTTCGACCATTTAAAAATCATCCTAAATTCCAAAATATAAGCACCGATCCCAAGTTCTCACATAATGAATGGAACATCATCGATACTTATGTCGTACATGAAGATATTGAATATTTATGTTGTCCGGGTGAGCTATGGCCTAATTCATTTTTTACAATAGTGCTTCAACGGAATTACACTAAATATATGATTGTAATTGCGATGACTTTGCTTATCACTATAGCATCACTGGTTATTCTAACTTTTTCAATGAATAATTATACACGCACATTTGTTTTAGTATTTCTACCTCTATCAATTATCTGGCTACAAGTATACATTTCTAGTAAAATACCCGTTATAGAATATTACTCACTTATGGAGAAATTACTATTAACATGCTTCATAATTACTATATTTAATTCGTTAGAAAGCGCTTTTGTATATATAATGTTAAATGAAAAATATGATTGGTTAAAGCATTTTTATGGTAAACTTGTTAAAAACTATAAGTTTAATAATAAACGGATAATACATCTGAAAATAATTGATAATTCAACAGATAATAACAAAGATGAGTATATGAACCTAAGAAAACATATGATGATACTCGATAATTTTTATAAGATTGGAATTAATATGTGTTTTATAATTGTTATCGCAATTTTATTAAAATAATAACACAATTCTAAATCTAATATTAGATAGAACTATAATTTTTAGGTGATAAATGAACACTATTTTTTATATACAAATATATAATACTAATGGTCATTAGTATTATTATTATTATATAAAATGCTTGACCAGTATTTTTTTTAATCTGGTTATTTGGTTTAATCGGATTATTTGGTTGAACTGTTCCTAAACAATTTTCACCTCCTTCATAACATGGGTAATTATTTAACGTATAACTTCCAACCTTTGCCCAAGAACAATGACTTTCTATCATAAATGAACCAAATGCTATATTAACAAATCCCATATTTCCCCAATATTCGCCCCATGAATTTCTTACAATCCAATATGATTTATTTATTTCATTTCCCCAACCTACTACTGAAATAGCATGATTTATATTAGTTGAATTTTTACGTTGCTCTAATATACCACGTGTATAATTAAATAATTCAATATCATCCAATTCACAACTAATTGGACCATTCATTAATTCTTTTTTCATAGCATCTACACCAGATACATATCCATAATCTGAAATTGTAGCATTAGGATAATTAGTTAATCCAATACAACGACCATTATCATATGGATATGTAGAACAAGTTCTAGCAATATTTTCTGGAACACATTCCCAACTTAATAATGGACATATACCATAATCTATATCACTAGAACATGCCATATATGGATTAGAAGACTCATATGCTACACCAGAACCAGTAGTATCTGATAAATCCTTTAACCATTTATATATATCGTCAATTGAACCACCTTTACATGAACCAGCATTTCCACAATTTAAAACATGTTGAACAGATAAATTTATATCTATCCCTTTTGCCTCTCTATCTATTTTAATCCTATCTGCTAATGAAGATAATGTAGAATGTGCCCAACAAGAACCGCAATATTGTGGTATATGTTGATTTCGATTCATTGTGCAATAATTTGTTCCATTATTATCACACCAATTAATTTTTGTAGGTATCGTTGTATTTGCTTCAACATTTATAGAATACACTAATGTAAATAAAAATAGGTTCAATAACATAATTTATATTATTTATACTAAATAATCTTAAATAGTTTAAAATATTTTAATTTTTAACTCGTTTAAAGATTTGATATAGTATTTATATTACAAGATGTGCGCCACAGATGAACCTAATATTGAAACCTTTTCTTTCCAGGCAGAAATTTCCCAATTAATGAGCCTAATTATTAATACTTTTTATTCTAATAAAAGTATTTTTCTAAGAGAATTAATCTCAAATGCTTCGGATGCCTTAGATAAAATCCGTTATAATGCGTTAACAGATAATGGTGTGTTATCGTTAGAACCAAGCTTTCATATTAATATTATTCCAGATAAAGAACATAATATTTTACACATTGAAGATAGTGGTATAGGCATGACCAAAACGGATTTAATTAATAATCTAGGAACAATTGCGAAGTCGGGAACCAAGGGTTTTATGGAGGCGTTGTCGGGTGGAAGCGATATGTCTTTAATCGGACAATTTGGTGTTGGATTTTATTCGGCATTTTTGGTTGCAGATACGGTGTCGGTAACATCTAAACATAATGATGATGAACAATATACGTGGACGTCTAATGCAGGCGGTTCATTTAATATTACACATGATACTGAAACTAATTTAAAACGAGGGACTCGAATTTCATTACATTTAAAAGAAGATCAAAGTGAATTTTTAGAAATTCAAACGATTAAAGATTTGGTAAAGACCCATTCAGAATTTATTAACTATCCGATTTCATTGATGGTCGAAAAAGAACGTGAAGTTGAAAGCCCGCATAGTAATCCTGAACTGGAATATTGTAAAGATGAGACTTGTTCTAACAATTCTATATCAAACGAAAATGGATTTTGTGAAGAGCACTCTGTCAATGAACCTTTAGATCATGATACTTCTTTACCTGAAGTTTCTTTACCTGAAGTTTCTTTACCTGAAGTTTCTTTACCTGAAGTTTCTTTACCTGAAGCTAATGATGCTTCTGAAGTAGAAGGCTTAGTAGAAGATGTTGAGGCCTTGGAGAAGGTGGATGAATTGACGGTTCCTGAACCTGCTACTGCTACTGGCGATGACAAGCCTAAAGATATGGAGACGTATAGTGAGTTAGAACAGCTAAATACTAATAAACCTATTTGGACCCGTGATAAAGAAGATATTACTGAAGATGAATATGCTACTTTTTATAAGGGAATTAGTGGTGATTGGGAAGACCATTTGGCGGTTAAGCATTTTAAAGCTGAAGGGCAGCTAGAGTTTAAGGCAATTCTATATATTCCAAAACGGGTGCAAACGGATATGTTTAATAAAACGGCCCAAAATAACTTAAAATTGTATGTCAGGCGGGTATTTATTACCGATAAATGCGAAGAACTTATTCCGGAATGGTTATCATTTATGAAGGGTATTGTGGATTCGGAAGATTTGCCCTTAAATATTTCGAGGGAAATTCTGCAACAATCGAGAACGATGAAAGTGATGCGAAAAACTATTGTTAAAAGATCCATTGAATTATTCCAAGAATTGGTCGGAGATGAATCTAAATATAAGGTATTTTACGACCAATTTTCAAAGAATATTAAGTTAGGAATCCATGAAGATAGTGGTAATCGGGATAAACTATCAAAGTTGTTAAGATATAATTCATCAAATAATGAAGCAATGGTTTCATTAGATACGTATGTGTCGAGTATGCCCGAAGGTCAAGAAGACATCTATTATATTTCGGGCGAATCATTAGATTCTACTAAAAATTCATCGTTTGTTAAAGGTATTAGTAACAAGGGCTATGATGTGTTGCTAATGCATGAACCAATTGATGAATATGTGTTGCAACAATTAACGGAATATGATGGTAAAAAACTGGTTAGTATTACCAAAGAAGGGTTTAAATTACCAGAAACCGATGAAGAGAAAACATCATTCGATACATTAACTGAAGAATATGCCGAAACATGCAAACAAATTCAAGTGCTTCTAAAAGACCGATGTGAAAAGGTAGTATTATCTAATAGATTAACCGATTCGCCATGCTGTATTGTGACCGGTCAATTTGGATGGTCGGCCAATATGGAACGTATTATGAAAGCCCAAACATTAGGGGATAAATCTGCTAGTCATTATATGATGTCTAAGAAAACATTAGAGGTTAATCCATATCATGTTATAGTGAAAGAACTAAAAACTAAATTGGCATTAGTTGATGACACATCTAAAAAAATTAATTTAAATATTGTTAATCTCATGTATGACACTGCACTAATTGATTCTGGATTCACTTTAGAACAGAGTGGGGCCTTCGCTAACAGAATCTATAATATGTTGGCGATGGGTTTAGGGGTTGAGTCAGAACCTTCAGTGAATAATGCTTCAGAACTCGTTGTAGACGATGATATGCCTAAATTAGAAGAACCTGATCATTGTCAAAATAACGGAGAGGTGGAAGAAGGTGTGGAGGAAGTCGTGGGAGACGTGGAGGACGCCGATGAAATGGAAAATGTGGATTAAATATAAATATAGTATATGTCTAAAATTTGTATATAAATGCGTTAAGTAGTAAATATTGTATTAAAAATAGAATACCTAACTCAATATCATTGCCTGTTGAAGTCGATGAAAAGAGCACATCCACTATATTAAAAAAATATATATTCCATTAAAAGGATTATTCAAATTATGATGTGAACTCAAAAATAGCAATATTTCCGGATTGTAATCGAAAAATCCAGAAAAACCAATTAGTCCAAGGGCAATAAAACATATTGAAGAATTAGTTGAAACATCCAAAAATGGATATAAATGCTATTTAGTTTTTATAATTCAAAGAACTGATTGTAAGTATTTTAGCCCATCAAAATTAGATCAAACGCACTATAAAAAATTGCAATATGCCTAAAAAATAAGTTTTTATATATTACCTATTCAAATAGAATGGATTGGGGCAAAAGCTTATTTTAAAAAATATTAGAATTAGATAGTGATTTTACACTTTAATGTTAGGAATTTCATATTATTTTATTTATTATTTATAATGGTTATAATTTTATTAATTATTATAATTTTATTATTATTATTTATTATTAAAAATACAGAAAAATTTAATACAAATTCAATTAATAATATTAAAAAATTTAAAGAATTTATTTCTAACCATAAAGGTAAAAAGAAAAATATACTTATTTGTAGTTGTGGGCCTTCACTTAATGAACTAAAAAATTTTAAAAAAAAAATTAAAAAAGAATTTTTGGATGATTGTTATGTTATATCTATTAAAAGTGCTATAAATATATTAGATAAAAATAATATTAAAACTGATTTTTTATTAAGTAATTTTTTTATTAATAACTTAAATTATAAAGTATTAGAAAAGCCAAATAAACCAATTGTTATTGGTGGTAATTACTATGATAAGAATAAAGCACATAAACTTAAAAAATATGTTGATTATTATATTGATATTGGGCCTCTTGGTAATACTATGAAATGTATTGAAGAAAATAAAACAAAATGTTTGGATTTTAGATATAAAAATAATAATGTTGAAACTGGTTGGGGACATGTAATGATGGAACTTGCAATTCCTCTTTGTGTAGCATTAGAACCTGAAAATATAATAACTATTGGTTGGGATATTACTGGAATAAATTCACATAAATATTATAAAAATACTTTTAAAAATTATTCTAAAGAAGATGTAATTTTAGAATTTTCATCATATTTATCAAATTATTTGAAAAATCAATATAACATCAATATTTTCAAATTATCAAAAAATCAAGGTGTCAAAATTCCATTATATAAGTTTAAAAAATAATTAATTTATAATTATATTTATTATATGAATTTTGAAACACTTAAAAATAATTTTTTTATTATTGCTGGTCCAAATGTTATTGAATCAGAAGAACATACATTAAAAATGGCTAAATCCTTAAAAGATATTTTTAGTAATTATGATGTTAATTTTATATTTAAAACATCACTAGATAAAGCTAACAGAAGTTCATTAAATTCATATCGAGGTCTTGGATTTGAAGAAGGATTACGTATTTTAAAAAAAGTAAAAGAAGAATTAGATATACCAATTATAACAGACATTCATGAAAGTTGGCAAGCAAAACCAGTATCAGAAGTTGCCGATATTATACAGATTCCTGCGTTTCTATGTAGACAAACTGATTTGTTAAAGGCTGCAGCCGAAACAGGTAAAATAATTCATGTTAAAAAAGGACAATTTTGTTCTGCCGAACAGATGCATAAATGTAAAGATAAAATAATAGCATTTGGAAATCCAAATGTTATATTGTGTGAGCGTGGTAATTCATTTGGATATCAAGATTTAGTAGTTGACCCAAGAAATCTAATTTGGCTTAAATCTGATACCAATTTGGTTTCAATGGATATTACACATTGTCTTCAACAACCATCGCAAAAAATGGCAGATGGAACAGTTAAATCAGGTGGTTTAAGAGAATTAATACCATATATGGGGAAAATGGCTATATCTTTAGGTGTTGATGGTATATTTATGGAAGTTCATGATAGACCTGATGAAAGTAAATGTGACGCTCCAACACAATGGCCATTAGATAAATTAGAATGGTTATTAGGATATTTATTATTAAAAAATAAATTTAGTAAAATAAAAATACCTAATCTTGGAAATGATCCTCTTAGATATTGTTTAAATAATGATTTAATTAATAAAAATGGAACTTGGATTGAATTTGGTGTATGGAAAGGGCAGACATTAGACTTAATTTCTATGTACACAAAAAAAGATATATATGGGTTTGATTCTTTTGTTGGATTTACAGATCATTTAGAAGATACTTGGAATATTTCAAATCATAATTATAGCCTAAATGGTAATATTCCTAAATTTGTTGAAAGATTAGATAAATTTGAAAGAAAAAATATAGGTACAAAGGTAGAATTTAATAAAAATGTTAAATTTATAAAGGGATTTTTTGATAAATCAATACCAATATTTATTAGTGAAAAAAAGGATTTAAATATTGATTTTTTACATATTGATTGTGATATTTATAAATCAACAAAAATAATATTAAATAATTTAACTAAATATATAAATAATAATTGTATTATTGTATTTGATGAATTAATTAATTATCCAAATTTTATAAATGGAGAAATAAAAGCATTATATGAATGGATAGAATATAATAATATAATTTTTGAATATATTGGAACTGAAGGGGGGTATAATCCAGATTATAATGATCATTTAGAAATTAAAGATTTTTTTAAAAAATTAAGAGAGAAAAAAATGGGTTCTTCAGTAGCTATCAGAATATTAGAAAATAAAAAAAATAACCAAAATAAAAATAATAGTTATAATGTTGAATATAATTCTTCATCAACTGACCAAAAACAAACAGCAATACTTGGAACAATTGAATCCGATACAAGTGGATTTATTGGAAAATTTGATAATGAAATAGTTAGAGGACATAAAATATTAAATAAACTACTAAAATTACAATTTAATACTATTTTAGATATTGGTGCGGGGGCATTAGAACATAGTAATATATTTTTAGAAAATAATAAGATTGTTGATATTTGTGATTATGGAAATAGTGTCTATTATAACAAACAAGATGAAAATATATATAATAAAATTAGAAATAAATACATTGGAGATTTTAATACTATAAAAATTGATAATAAATATGATTCTATTTGGTGTTGTCATATTTTAGAACATCAACTTAATGTTAATTTATTTTTAAAAAAAATACATGGACTTTTAAATGAAGATGGATATTTAGCAATTGTAGTACCTCCAAGAAAACCTTTTGTTGTTGGAGGACATGTTACAATATGGAATGCTGGATTAGTATTATATAATTTAATTTTGGCTGGTTTTGATTGTAGTGAATATTGTGATATTTTACAGTATGATTATAATATTGGAATAATAATTAAAAAGAAAACAATAAAAAATCTACCAAATGATTTATCTATGGACAAAGGAGATATTGAAAAGTTATCTAAATATTTCCCATTTGATGCTAAACATAATTTTAATGGTGATATTATGAAATTATAAATTATATACCTTCTTATTAACTTTTTTTTGATTTATATTTAGTTCTCATTTTATTTAAAAATACATTGGATATATTCATTAATAATTTACTATGTATATAATGTATTTTTTTGATCACCTATAATTAAATTTGAATTTTACTAATTAATTTAAATCTTCACACTTTATTCTTCCTAAAGGTTTGGTGTAAACATTTTCATTTTTATTATTATGTATTAAATCTCCATAGAAATGTTTGTGAAAACAATTTACTAATTTACAATAATTTTTTAAAGTATAACCAGATTTTTCTATGATATAATTTAATTTTAAATCACATCCACCTATACCCATTGTTATACCATCATTATTGTATAGTTTATCATCATAAATATTTAAGTTACCTTTCCAGACCCATACATCTTGTGAACCACCACTATTAGGTTGATGCTTAAAATTTTTTTTTTTATTCACCGTTTCATTAATTCTTGTTAATGATAAAAATAATTTATTGAAATTCAAATTATCTAGGTTTTTTAAAGTATTATCAAAATATATATCACTATTTGATAATATATATATGTCACTTTTATTTAAATTATTTGTATAATCAAAAACTGATTTATATTTTAGTCTATTATTATTTAATACAAATTTTATTTTTTTTTTATCTATATTGTTTATTAACTGAAAATCATTTTTATTTTCTACAAATAAATGAATTTCATCAATATTATCATTATTTACATTAATTTTTAAACAATCTAAAATTTCTTTCAATCTAAAAGAGTCCTTCGGATTATATAATTGTGTCAATAAAATTTTTCTTGTAGGAACTGACGGATTTTGTATAATAGATGATTCAAATTTTTCAATCTTATTGTTAAAATTTATTCCATATCGTGATATTGGAGTTCCACTACTACCATTTTTAACACCTTCAAATTGATAACTATTTTTAGGTTTTACATTACGTGAAAATTGCCATTGTGATATAACAGCATTTTTATTAAATATACCTATATATGAATTTGGTAAAGTATGTATATGGTTTTTATATGTTTTATTTAAAACTTTATCTAAAGTTACTTGGTCCCATGTTTTGTTACTTTTATTATTTTCATTTATCCAATCATTTATAATTTTTTTACAAATTTTATTATTTTTAAAAAAAATTGTTCCAGATGCTAAGTTTTTTCCTATATAACATGTGCCTATATCTTTTTTAATTTTTAAAAATTCTTTAGGTAATTTTTCTATTACAGCATCTGCATCTACCCATACTACATTTTTAATAGGATATTTATTCATTACATGTAGTAAAACATAAGGTTTTTGTTGGCATATTTTTTCCCATTTATCCCCATTACTATTTATTTCAACAATATAATATGGTAAATTAAATTTATTAAGAGAATCTATTAAATTTGGCACTACTTTTTCATAACCATTATCCCCTGTATAAAAATTAACAAAAATTGGATAGTCTGATTTAAATATATTTTTTTTAATTTTAGTAATTTGATAATTATTTAACTTATCATTAGTATTATCAAATAATTCTTTATTTTTAAATAACATTAATATTAGTATTAATAATATCAATAATATTGAAATAATTAGACATAAACAAATATTTTTTATATATTTCATTTAATATATGAAAATATATTTATTTATACCTGCAAGATATCATTCATCGAGATTACCTGGGAAACCACTTCTAAAAATTAATAATAAAACCATTATTAATCATGTTTATGAAAATGTCATTAAAATTAAAAACATAGATAATATTGTTATTTTAACAGATGACATTCAAATAAAAACAGAATGTAATAGTTTCAATGCGAAATGTGAAATTATTAATGAAGAATGTTTAAATGGAACTGATAGAATTATAAAATATTTACAAAAAAATAATATTACTGATGGTATTATAGTAAATGTTCAAGGCGATGAACCTTTTATTAAAGCAGACAATATTGAAATGGTTATAAATAATTTTATAGATAAAAAAAAAATAGATAATAAATTAGTATGTTCTTCATTATATTATGAAACAACCGATTTAAATGAAATTAAATCAAGATCACGTGGTAAAACAGTATTAGACAAAAATAATAATGTAATGTATTGCTCACGTAACATAATTCCATCATCTAAAACAAATACAATTATACCAAATTATAAATATAAAATACATGTAGGTATATTTGTATTTGATTGTCATTATCTTTTGAATCATTACATTAAAGAAAATACACATTTACAATTAGAAGAAGACATAGAATGGATGAAAATTTTAGAGCAAGGCTATAAAATGAATTGTGTCCAAATTAATTCACATGAAATAGGCGTTGATACTATTGATGATTATAATTATTTAAAAAATAAGTATGAATAATTAATTAAATTTATTAATTATACCAATTATTTTTTTGTTACTAAGTATAGGAATATAATTATAGTGTTTTAAGTCTTTAATAAATTTATGTGTATCAGTTTCATAATAAAAATTAGTATTTAAATCATTTATACTTATTTCTTTTAAATCAGGGGTTTTCAATAATAATCTACGTATATCACCATCAGTTAAAATACCTAATAATTCTTGTTGGTTATTTATAAAAAAACAACATCCTATTTTATATTTAGTCATCTCAAGAAATATATTACTTATATCATTTTTAGTTTGATTTAATATTATTTTTGGATAGTCAATTATAAGAACATCTTTAATCTGTTTCAAACTATTACCAATATTACCTGCCGGATGATTTAATTTATAGTCGCATTTTTGTAAATTTAATATATTACATAACTCATAAACCAGTATATTTATAAAAAATACAAATGACATTATACTATTCGTAGGTAAACAATCAATATTGCATTTTATTTCGTTTTTAAAAGGTAGTATTATAGTTTCATCACATAATTCTTTAAATTGTGAGGTGTTGTTACAACAAATTCCAATTAATTCACAGCTTTTATTTTTTAAATATGGTATTAATTCAATAATTTCCTTAGTATTCCCACTCTTACTAAATAATATTATTAAATCATTTTCTCTTAATGAACCAATATCACCATGAATACTATTTAAAATATTCAAATTAAAGGTATTAATACCAATAGATTTTAACAAATTACAACAATGAATCGATATATTTTCAGATTTTCCAACTCCGCAAAAATAAATATTATTAGTATTCATAAGTTTATGTATTTTAGTTGCTAATATATTTATACTTTCAATTTCAATATTTTTTAGTTGATAATACATTTCATTTTTAATATCTGTTACAATAGTATAGTTTGATACATATAATTTATTTAACATTAAATAATCACAAAACTCTCTTACACATCCATTTCCACCATTATTAGAACTAACAAACTCACATATATTCAATACGTCTTTATGAGCATTTTTAGGACAACCGCTATTTATAACATTTTCTAAAATTTCAATATCATTTATATCATCCCCCATATAGGAAACTTCAGTCTCTAAATTTATATTTAATTTTGAGCATAATTCTTTCAAATATTTTAATTTGTTATTATTCTCAAATGAATAATAATCAATATTTAAATGTTTAATAATTTCTAATTGAGAGGTGTTTTCTTTATAACCAGAAATTATACACACTTTTATATTATTTTTTTTTAGTACGCTTATCCCAGTTCCATCTTTTACATTATAATATTTTAGTATTTTACCTTTGTTATCAAATAACACTTTACCATCAGTAAAAACACCATCAAAATCAAATACAGATAATTTAATCATTTAAAATATAATATATTTATTAAATTGTAAATATAATGTTATGTTATAAATATTATGTATAAATATTATGTATAAATTAAATAATATTCCATTAGAAGCAAATATATTATAAGATTATCTGTAATTTTTAACTATCCAGTATAATTTAGAAACAGCATAAGGAGATCTTGGATAAAAAGGTGTTTTTTCATTTTGAGGAATTTCTTGAACTTTTCCATATAATTCTGATGAAGAGGCTTGATAAAATTTTATTTTGTCACTATATCCACTATTATTTATTGCTTCCAGTAATCTAAGTGTCCCATTTGCATTAACATCTGTGGAATTCACAAATGCTTTTTATTAAAAAAAAATAATAAAGATTCCGTTGTATTTAATACCGGAAAACCATTAAGACAATTTATCTATAGCTTAGATTTAGCAAGATTAATTATGCTTATTTTAAAAAACTACGAAGACCCATCCTATTATATTATCAACAAATGGAAATGATGAAGTGTCAATAAAATTTATTTCTGAAAAAAATCATACAATTATGAATAAAAACTAAATTGTTTTTGATGATTCATTTTCAGACGGTCAATATAAAAAAAACAGTATATAATAGTAAAATCAAAGAATTATTTAAAGATTTTAAGTTTACAGATATTAATATAGTATTAACAAATACAATTGAGTGGTTTAAAAAAACTATCCAAATAATATTAGGATATAATTAAAAATCTTTTTTATTGTAACTTTTTCTATATTTATTATAAATAATTTATATAATGCAATATAAAATATTATTTTTAATTTTCGTTATTTTATTAATTTTATTAATTTTTATCTTAAAAAGAAGAAATATAGAAAACTTAGAAAATAAATATGATTTAGATGATATCATTAATCATTATAATTCAAATGCTTTAATTTCAAGAATAGTAAAAATTAATAAAAATAATTTTTATAAAAGAACAAATCTACCTAAAACAGAAAGAATTGATTTATTAATAGAAGATTTAAATTATTTTGTTGATAATCATTTACATAAATTAAAAAGGAGTATTATTTTAAATATTTTGGATCATCCATTTAAAAGTGTATGTATATCAGCAAAAAATCACAAAAATTTTGTCAATAATGATAAAATAAAGAAAGTTTACGCAGAAAATTGGAGAGATAACCCTCATCCAAAATTAACAATTATTCCCATAGGTTTTGAAAGTAAATCTTTTTTAAATGGATTGCACGGTAAAATGATTGATATTTCAAAAAAACAAAAAAATATAAATTCAAAACCATTAAAAATACTAAATAATACACATTTTCTTATTCATAAGAAACCTAAATCTGGAAGTTACAATCAAAGACAAGAAGTTTTAGATGAATTAAAAAATAACAAATTAGTTGATTTCTGGAAAAAAAAAAAAACAAAAGAAGAAACATGGGAACTTCATAATAAATACAGTTTTGAATTATGTCCTGAAGGAAATGGACTAGATACTCATAGATTTTATGAAGCACTTTTTTTAAATACTATTCCAATAGTCAAAAAAAATACTCTCGAACCAATGTATAAGAATTTTCCTTGTGTAATTGTAGATGAATGGAGTGAAATAACAAAAGAAAATTGTATAAAATGGAAAAATGAATTACAAGATAGAATAGAAAATGAGAAATACAAATTAAAATTAGAATTTTGGTTTAATAAATAATATATGTGTGATATTATAATTTTAATTTCGAATAAAAGTAATTCCTTAAATTTATATAGTAATTATTATATTTTATAATAATAATGAATTATAGATTTAATTACAATCTTATATTAATTATTTTATTATTAATATTATTATTAATATTATTAAAATTTATTTCATTAAAAAAAAGCACTATTCAATATTTTTCACAAAATGTAAAATCAAAAAAAGGTATTATAGGTGACTTTTCACATTTTAAAAATAGTAAGCTTTATAAATTAATGAAAAATGATTTTGAAGTATATAATAAAAATAATAATTATAATTTATTATTAATGTGGGAGCCATTTGAAAGGGTTATTAAACCTAAAACAAATATAACAAATATACTAAATAAAAATCTTAAAGATATATCAAAAAAAGGATTAGAAAAATTACATTTAAAAATATTTGGATATAATTTAATTGTGGACCCCACAACATATAATGATAAGTTTATTTCTAAAGCAAATGGTAGTAATAAACTAGGTAGTGTACAAAACCCTCACTATAAATTGTATTCTAATAAACTAAAACCCAATGAAGTTAAAAAAGATTTTATATATCAAAAATATATAAATAATAGAGATGATAAAAATAATATTGTAGATTATAGAGTATTTATATTTAAAAAACAAGTGAAATATGTTATAAAATATTTAGTTACTAAACCATTTTTAACAAGATTAGGAACTTCAAAACAAAAAAGTTTTGTTGAATATAAAAAATATTTTAAAAAATCCAATATAATAAAAATTAATCAATTTATAAATGAATTAGATTTAGAATATGGAGAAATAGATATTATAATTGATAAAAATACTAAAAATTTATATATAATTGATGTTAATAATACACCATCGGGCTCTTACTCTATGTTTTCATTATCACAAGTTAATGATATAAAAAAATACTTTGATTAAATTAGGTTATTAATTTCTAATAAAGGTAATATCTAGATTATCATTATGATATAAATAATAATTTTTACTTTTTAATCTCTTTTTTAATAAATCAAATTCCTTTTTATGTTTTCCTTCTCTAACACTATCAAAATCTACACAAATTATTTTAGGTAATATATTCTTATCTAATATATAATTTAATACACTTATTTCTAATCCTTCAATGTCTAGTTTTAATATATCAATCCTTTTATGATTATATTTTTTCATAATAGAATCAATTGTTTTTATATGCACATTAATATAGTTATTTTTATTAACAAAATTCATATCACTATCAAAACTACCTGATATATGATTTGAATTTTTATTCATATAAAATTTTTGTGTAGAATTTATAACACCCACACCACTTTCTTCATATTTTAATTGTAAAAGTTTAATCTTATTATTTCTAATAATAGATTCATAATTTTTATCTCCACCACCTTCTTGTTTAGTATATGTATATATATCTGATTTAATAAGTTTTTTAATTTTTTTATAATGTTCTTTAGCTCGTGGGGTTGGGTCAATTAATATTATATTAGCATTTAACTTTTTACCTATAATTAGATCGAAACTCATATCTTCCCCAACACCAACTCCATAATAAATTATATTTTTGGTATTAAAAAAATCTTTCGTTAAAGTTGTTGGTAAATAAAATCCTCCATATTGTGTTCCATATAATTTTGGGGTTATATTTATATTATCTGTAAATGTTTCTATTTTATTTAAATTTATAAACCATAAATTATGTTTTTTAAATCTTTCTATTTTATTTTTTGTTCCTATTATAAAATTATTATGAACTATTTTAGGTTTAAAACTTTTATATATAGAAGTTATATTATTAAAATATCTAGAACCATTTGGGTATTCTTTAAGATCTAAAATACCTACTTTGATATTAGTTTGTTTTATTGCTAAATTAATTGCTCTTTGATCAGCCCCCCCACCTACAGCAAGTTTGTCATGGGTATCCCAATTATCTTTCATGATTTTAATTGCCGATTCTAAACATTTAATACATTTATTGTTAGGTTTAAATATCATAAATCCAGCACATAAATTAGATGACTTGTTAAAATTTCTACTATCATCCTGTATCATCATATCATAATCACTTTTTTTAAATTGTTGTATATCTTTACTTATATCTTTTAAAAATACTATATCAGAGTCAGAATATATTACAATTTGTTGATAATTTATTAAACTTTTTTTAATAATTTCCAGTTTATTATACATTATTTCATAAAAATCTTTTGTTCCAAAATCTGCTTCCTTTTTTAAATTTGTGTTTTTTTTAAGTGTTTTTACACCCAAATTACTAATATAATTATAAGCATTATCATCTAATGCCGTAACTATTAATTGTTTATCTAAATTTAAATTTTTCAGAGTTTGAATACAATTTTCTGCTTCTTTATTTAACCCTTCTGTTAAGAACATAACAATTTTAAAATCTTTATTCAAAAAATATTCTTTTCCTCTTTTTTTTATAAAAATTAATAAAACTATTAAAATTAGACATAAAAAAATTATTTTATTCATATAATAAATCAATATAATAAATTATTTATTTTTAAATTAAGAGTTTTTCTATCTCTTTTTAAACATTCTGTAATTCTTTTGTTGAGAGTTTAACTTCATATCTTGGAGGACCTGAATTTTTTACTTTTTTATTTGTTTTGATAAATTATGTTCATAAACTTTTGTAATACAATCATCTGATGGTTACACTGAAAATGATAAGCCCGATTTCTTTGGTTCATCTTATTCGGTGGTGAAAGGATTTACCGATAGATTAATGCATCAATTCAAAAACTCGGTATTAAATTTACGAATAAGAATGCCAATCGTTAAATACGATAATCCTCGTAATTTTATAACAAAAATAACTAAATATGATAAAATATGTTCTATTCAAAATTCTATGTCATATTTACCAGATCTTCTACCAATTGCATTAGATATGTCTATGAATAAAACTACTGGAACAATAAATTTAACGAATCCAGGAACTATTAGTCATAATGAAATTTTAGACTTATATAAACAATATGTAGAACCTAATTTTACATGGAATAATTTTAGTATAGAAGAACAAAATCAAATATTACTTTCGAAACGTTCAAATAATAAACTCAATACAAATAAATTAGAATCGATGTATCCAAATGTATCTAATATTCAAAATGCATTAGATAAATGCTTAAAAAATTATAATAAATAAACTAATATTAAAAAAATATTAAAAAATTATACCATTTAAAAATATAATTAATTTAACTTTTTAAAAGCGCTAAATCTTTTATCGGTTTCATATGTAGCATCACACACCGAATATCCTATTGTACTAAAATCGGTATGGTCATAAATTATATGTTGAAAATCGCCATCGTATAAGTGTTTTGATTGCTTAACTTCATGGGTCTTATTCCTAATATTTAATATGTATGCACCGTTCTTGGTAACCCGCTCTATTTCTCTCATTACTTTCAAAGCATATTCTTTGCTCGGGAAATATTCAAATACCCCGACTGAAAAACAATAATCAAAATGCTTGTCTTTAAATGGTAAGGATATAGCTTCCCAATTAATTACCTTTGACTGTGTTATAGATATATTACGGTTTATTAAGCTGCGTGAATAATCGATTCCATAATAATCAAAATTCACATCAAATAATTTAGAGAATTGTCCTGCGCCACAGCCTATTTCCAAAACACTTGATTCGGGTTTAATATCTAATGTGTAGACTATATTTTTATAGGTTAATCCAGCATTAAAATCGGTATTTTCATAGCCATTTAGAGCTAATAATTCATTTGTGGTTTCTTTTCCTTTTAATTCCCATATTTTGTCCCAACCATTTTTGAGTTCATCCGAATCGCATAATCTATTATTAGAATTTATATCGTTTATAATATTTGTAGTGCTTATTCCGTCATTATAATCAATTACTTTCATTTTATTTAGTCTTACAGGGACTTCAAAATAGTGTAATTGTTTAGCATAATCCGACATATTAGAAAATGCATGCACTACCAAATCTATGTTATGTTCGGTCATAAATTCTTCAGTCATTGTAACCGGATAATCAATCGTGACTTTATCCACATATTTACACGAATCAACTAAACTCAGGCGTTTCTGTTCATTAAACACTGGGTTACGTTTATAGTCAGTGGCCTCCTGATCATTCAACACACCTACAAATAAAAATGAATCTGGGTATAAATATTTTATTTTTTTAAAGTGGTTCACATGCCCCTCATGAAATAAATCGAATACTCCGTCGCAAAAAATAATCATTATATTAAATTATAAGATAACACTTTAAGTTTTAATCCATTTACAATTAATCATGTTATTTATTTTCTCTTCTTCTTAGATTGTTTTAAGTGTTTTCTTCTTCGACCACCTTCTAACACATTGGGTTTAGCATGTTTTAATGATTCTTCCATAGAATTAATTCGCATAATTGCCGTTTTATGTCTCATTGCAGCACCCAAATGTGCAGACGTATTTGAATCAGTTATATCTCCATAACCATAACTATGAGTATGAGCTTGCTTGGAAGTTGGTTTTAATCCTCTACACGAATTATCAAATATAATTACATATTCATCTGCCTTAATATCACCTTTTAAATAGATTATTTCCATTAATTCTTCAATCGTGTAAACTGGATGTGGACCTGGTAGCGAATTGGTTAGAGAATTATTATATTTTAGAATGTCATCTGCTTTCAGTGGTATATCCCCCCTAAATTCATATACTTCATTTAATTTTAATCCTAATTTTAATTTCGAATCTCCTGATATAACTGATGCTATTTTATTATCTAATTTAGTTAAATCATCGGCATTATCGGCATTTAATTCAAAGACACCTAATAAACCTTCATTCGGAACCGAAGTGGCCTCAAAATAAAATTCATTATTGTTAGGTGGGTATTTATACCCATATTTAACAAAATTTACAACATCACTTGTGGTTTCATTTGTTTTTACATAATTAACTTGTGTATTATGTGTATTATGTTTATAACTTTTCAAAGTAGATTTTTTAAGATGATCTGACATTTTTTCTGGAGGGGTTCTATGTAAATGTTTTATACAATAATAATTCCAATACATATTAACTATATTTTCTAGAATCCTCAAATGGGTTACTTCATTCGCATTAATTAATCCTTGTAAAAAATTATCTCTATATTTAGAGCTGAGTATTTTGTTAAATAATTGAATAAATATCATATAAGATACCCTCCCTACAGGTTGAGTTGTTATTATATTAAACATATTAGCATTATATTTGGGAGGGGTGGAGGAGCCCTTTTTTGATTGATAGTTTTTTATGTCTATAAACACAGCTTCAAAATCTAATCTATTTTTCTTTTTATAATCGTCTATAGAACATGTCATACCATGCCCTTGAATAATAAATACACGAACCTTATCTTTTTTTATTAACGTATTAATTGTTTTTGATTGTGGTATAGTTTTACCTATTCTACTGAATTGTGATTCTATATATATATGGTCGTTATCTGGAAAGAATGTGGAATATATCTTTTCTGATATATTATCGTTTAACCTATCAGTTGGATTAAAAATATATTCTAATAAATCCATCCTATGTACCGATAATAACGATTTGGCATCAAAGCGTTCTTTTAACGATGAATTAACATAGTTTATATCATAGTTATTATGACATGATTCAAATACTTTTAAACTTTCATTAGCATCAACAAACTTATTAAATTCCTTTTTAGTAAATGAAGGTTTTAGTCCGGATGTTATTTTAACTACTTTATTTGTAGTATATAATATATATTTAGTTATGTCGTCAATTGATAGTGATAATAGTAAATTAAAAGTTGTTTGTTTACAACGCAATAAATCATCAAAACTAATTAATTTTAATTTTGTCACTATCTCATCTTTAAATATACCTTTCTCTTTATAGTGTTTTATATCTAAAAAATCAAGATTATCTTCTAGTGTTCTCTCGTATTGTGTCTTAGATGGTTTTAATCCAAATAGACTTAAATGCGATTTGTAATCTAATTTCTGTTCTTGTAATAACTTAAACGCATTTATAAATTGTTCAACATATTTTTCTGACCTAGTATCATCTTGATCAGTTATCAATCCAGTATGATAGTCAATCATTAATTTTTTACTAATAGGTAAATCAATTGCCTCCGTTAAGGTAGCTTCATTAAAAGAAAAAAGTAAATCCACATTTGTTTTTATAATAATTAGAAGAGACGAATATTTATGACCTATCATAAGTGACCAACTGCCGTTATATGGTTTATCTACAAAAATTATATCATACAATTCTTCTAATCCATAGTTTTTTAACCATTCTTTAATTGGAATTTCTTTTATTTTTAACGGTAATGTTCGTTTAACTGAATTAGCATAACTAAAATGATTTTTTTTAGATTTTCTATTTATATTATTCATTATAATTAGTTAATTTTATATTTTAACAAATTGATTTAAAATATTTAATAAAATAAATAAATAAATTAATGCCTGGTAAAATTTATATAGCAAGCATGAATATGCGAGGTAAATGGGCTGAACCTATTTGTGATAATCCCATTAAAATTAATGTTACCAGTGCGCAAGCAAAAACAAGTAAAAATAGGATGACATTCAGTCCAATGCAGGAAATAATAGGTGGCTACAAAGGATATTATTGCTTTGAAAATTATTGGCAATCTGGTAAAGTATATGAAAATATACCTATTATAACAACTAAAAAATGGTGGAAAGAATTGGAACAACCTAAACGTAGATATCCTAATTCAAAAGGTAAAAAAGTATTATATGCTGTATTTGATGGCTATGATGATAATGATGATAATGATGATAATGATGATAATGATGATGATAGTTATAATCTAACGAAAATGGATTATATAACAAGTAGAAAAAAAGTGTATGTGCCTGAATACTACAATCTTATTAAAGATACAGAATTAATTGATTCTTGGAAAGTAAAATTAGAATCAGGGTCTAATTTAGTAATATATGATTTTGATGGACCTCGTTTACATGATGGTTCGGTATCTTGTGTAGAATTAAACGAAGCTTTACTAAATACAAAAATTAATGACCCCACCGTTCCATTTGGTCACGGATATATTGTTGGGGCAACTATTGCTAATATAAATCCAACTAAATATTTAGATTAATTATTTCTTCACAGACTTCTTCCCCGACTTCTTCCCCGACTTCTTAGTCTTAGTCCCCGACTTTAAATCGCGCAGTTTTATTTCAACAAATGGCGAATTCCTTGCGTGATTAATACTAACTAAACTAGGGTATTTTTTTATCAATGCCTTTGAACTTTTGTTACTCTCTTTAATTCTCGCGGTTTCTTGAAGCCCACCCTGTGCCTTATAAACACGTGTATAACAACTAATATTATTAAATCGTATAACACCACCATCATTTAAATAATATTTTATGGTTCTCTCGTAATCTTCTTTATCTCCAATAGTTCTAACTTCGGCCTTTTTACAATTGATGACACCGTGAAATCCACCCATTAAAAATCGTAAATCGGTTGTAACATGGTTGGTATGTTGGGTTGCTTTCATAAAAAATGGATTATCTCGTGGATAAACGCTCCAATTCCTATACCCGATTTTTTTACTTAATTTAAATGCTTTGTTAACAAATGATGAAAATGATTTTATTTCGGTTAATTTATTTCCTTTTTTATCATTTGGATCACCGTCATTATTACATTCCCATATTTTACCTATATCATCATCTAAATATACTATATGCTGTCCTTCATTGAAGTGCTGTGACATAAAATTACGGATTCCTTTTATGCCAGGTTTTCCTACAATTAATTTATTATATGTTTTATGCTCTAATTCTTTAGTGTAATCATCGTGTTCCTTTTTATTTGCTAAAAATATATTAATTTTATTAGCTGGAATTTTATATCTTTTTAACATAGCCAATGTTTTCTTTTTTAAAACATCGTGTCTTTTATAAGATGGTATTGCTATAACATAATCCATTTAAAATAGTACAAGATAATTATTCGTTAACTTTTAATATAAGATTAATAAATAATGAGTATTGATAAAATAATAAGAAAATAAAAATAAAGTGTTAGTGTAAATTTCGATACTTTGTTTGTTTATTTCCACCAAAAAGAGCTGGGTTCTTTGCACCTTCGTCTACGAAGTCCGGGTCAGCACATAACTTAGTCACATTGTGTGATGGTGTCGATGATGGTGTCGATGATGGTGTCGATGGTTGATATGATGGTGTCGATGATGGTGTCGATGATGGTGTCGATGGTTGATATGATGGTGGTGATGGTGTCGATGATGGTGTCGATGATGGTGTCGATGGTGGTGATACCTGACGCTTGGATTTCAATGATCCATTAATATTCTTCTAGTCTATAGTTTTTTAACCCATCTTTAATGGAAGAGTTCTTCTAACCGAATTAGAATAAGATATAAAATAAACTAAATACCTAATTTAGTAATCATCGTTTCCCATAAACAATCTGGTTCATAAATATTATCTAAATCTATTCCATATTTTTTGGTTATTCGGTCTCTCCAAAAATGGACGGTATATGGTCTAGTAAACATTGACTTCATAGATGGTGCTGGAACTCCGTATTTTTTCTTATATTTAGTAAGAGGCATAAATGCTTCTTTAGAATGCCACCAATCTAAATTACAAAATACATGGGGATTAAGGACATATTTACCATAATCGTATTTTTTTATTAACTTCCTAAGCATTTTCATGTATTTTAATTTATCATCATTTTTACCTGTTTTATTATAATCTAATGATTTTTCATAAAGTTCTTTGTAAAATTCACTTTTAGGTGGTGCCTTAAGAACCCCAATATTTACTACATATTTTGCTTGTGATGCATAAGCTCCCTCTTGAATCGTTCTTTCAGACGAAAACACATAGTCTTTATCGAAATCAAATACCTTTAAGGCGATCATATCCAGGTCAACCCAGTAGCCACCTTTTTCATATAATAATTTGTATCGCCATATATCGGAAAAAGGAAGAAATGAGGATTTTAATGAGAATATTTCATTTTTAGGCATAACGTCATTGCCATTTTTTATTATTGTTCCTTTAGGAACATTTTTCACTTTTTCATAAGTGTATAGATGATAGGTATACCCTAGTTTAAGAAAACTCTTAATACTTTTCTCTTCCATTCGCGATAATCTCGAACCAACCCATAAACTTTGTACTACTACCATTACTTAATAGTAAGAAAATAAAAATAATTAAAACTACATTTGTGGACATTTTATTTAGGGTGCGAATTGCTATAGTTTTTAGCACTTCCCCCACTATTAAGTCTTGGTCCGTCATTGGCATCGCTTGCGTCTGCGGAGAAATGGCCCCCCCTTGACCCGCCGACGGAGCGGGTGTTATACCACTGATCGGGGTTCACGGATGGAGCTTGAAATCCTTCTCGTTTTACACAACACACAATCACAAGCACTAATATTATAACTAATAATACACAATTCACAACATCCATATTAATCTTTAAACCTTTCATTTTATAAAATATACATAGAAAATAATTATACAGAAATGAATTAATTAATTAATTCTTTAATTAATTCATTCTTTTCTTAATTAAAGAATTTATGATAAATCCTAAATATGGATAATATTATAGACCCCCCTCCCAAATACGAATTTAAACCAACAACTACAAAATATAAAAAAAAAATCTCTAATTTTAACCAAAATTTTATAATTAATAAATCATTAGATAAAATAAAACCTATTTGTTTCTTTTTTTATAAAGATTCTTTAAAAAATGACGTTAACTTAATGTTTGATGAAGATGATGATATAGTAATTTATAAAGATGACACATCTTATTCTTCTAATATAGTGGCCTTATATAAATTAACATCTATTTATGTGTGTGAAACTGAAAATACATTGTATATTCTATCTAATAAAATAGTATTTGTTGATTGAAAAATATTATTTGTATGATATTTCACTAAAAACTGTAACGGTTTCAGATGATCATGAACTTAGAAAAAATGGTTGACGAAATGCGACCACTCATGTTCAAATGGTCCAAATAAAGTAAATAACGAAATGAATAAATAAAATATAAAATAATTATAATGATATTTATAATTACATTAATAGTAATAATATTAAGTTTATATTTATATAAAAAATTATCGACAGAAACCTTTCAGGATTCAATATTAGATACAGCTGAAAAAGATACAAGTAATACTGAATTTTTTGGCACATATATGAAGCGTGCACTATTATACATATTTTTATTTTTACTTCTCACCGTAAATTTAATAGCATTATCGGTGTCCCTACAGTGTAATAAAGAAAGCAATATTTTTTATAAAATAGCATCAGGATTGTTTGCTTTTATGTTTGGTATACTATATTTGATATTTAATTATTATATGTACAGAGTGAAGGTAAATAATAAGCCATGCATTATTTGTAAAGATGATGTGTTCGGTCTTTCTACTTCTGAATAAATAGCAGAATAGTAGAATAAATATTATATTTTATATAATTATATGGATAATAAAACAGTAACAATAATTGTATCGGTCATTTCATTTATTATAGTGGTTATTTTTGGTGTTAAAATCTTTTTAGAATATAGACGATTCAAAAAATTATCGGAAAACACTATTTTCCCACCTTGGCCGGCCCAATGTCCTGATTACTGGGTTTCGGGAAATGACAATGAATGTAGAAATATAAATAAAATCGGTATTTGTAGGACGGGTGATGATGATGATGTGATGGATTTCGGAACACATCCATTCAAAGGTAGTAAGGGGGATTTTTACAAATGTAATTGGGCTAAAAAATGTAATTCTCCTTGGGAAGGTATAGATTCGATCTGTTAAAATCTACACCTTATTTTAAAGGTATAGATTCGATCTGTTAAAAATCTTACACCTTATTTTAAATGTATAGATTCGATCTGTTAAAATCTACACCTTATTTTAAAGGTATAGATTCGATCTGTAAAAATCTTACACCTTATTTTAAATGTATAGATTCGATCTGTTAAAATCTACACCTTATTTTAAAGGTATAGATTCGATCTGTTAAAATCTACATCTGTTAAAATCTAGTTAATTAAATGTGGAAATACATTTATAATCCCGAATGATTTTAGTAAACTAATTATAATTGATATTAAGAATGCGGCAACCACCGATTCATAGTCAATTCTATTTAAACTAAATAATTTCCATATGAGTCCAATGAATATTATAACAAACATTAAAACATATGGTTTTAACATTAATTTAATAAAATTAAATTATTATGTGTATCAATTTTAATGATACACACTCTTATTGTATTTTTTTTTATAATTCTACTATTTATAAATGTTAAAATAACTGGTATAGATAATTATCTTGAAACGGTAGATATTGTAGCGAGGGACGAAATTTTGGAAAATAAACCAATTTCATATATTAAACTAGTAGATACGATTACCGCGAGAGACGGAATCATGGAAAATATGAGCTGGTATCCATCCTATACTATAACCAATACTAATAATATAATTCTAAGAACTAATATAATTGATTTATTATTTGAATCAATGCCCCAATTAAATACATATTTGAATGATATAATTATAATAGATTATGGTGATGTAACAATTAATGATGGTATAAATAAACTTATGTTTATGTCATGTATAACCGGTATATTTATATATTCATATACTACATTACCATGGTGGGTTTATTTTACATTCCCATCTTCTTATAAACCCGTGTATGATTTTTATTTAGCACATAATGGTGACACAATGTTTATTCTAATGACTTATTTATTTGTATTAAGTTTTAGTTATACTGAATTTAATAGCAAATTTTTAATAAAATTACAAAAATACACGTCCTTAAATAGGGTTGTTCCTATTAATAAATTATTAGATATGCTATATAGTATTTCAATAACCCATATTCCTATTATTAATCAAATAATTAACCCAAAGATATTTAAGGATATAATTATTCGTCAGATCTTATTTAATTATCTTATATACAAAAACTATAAACTAATAGGGGGGTCTAATGGACCTATTATGACGAGTAAGCGTCAGAGTAAGCGTCAGAGTAAGCGTCAGAGTAAGCGTCAGAGTAAGCGTCAGAGTAAGCGTCAGCGTAAGACTAAGACTAAGACTAAGACTAAGACTAAGACTAATACTAAGACTCTATTTATCATTGACCAAAAATATAAACATTATAATAAACGTGATTGGTTTGGTGATTTTTCTAAGGTTGAACCTATAAATTCTTTAAAATTATTAAAAACACTAGTATCGTTTTATAAAAAAGATGGAATTAAATTACTTATGAGTTGTATACATGATTATATACCTCATATAGATCATAATGTTAATAAAAAACTAATGAAAACCATCGAGACATATAAAAAACATCCAATAAATACAGAATTTGAAACGTTTCTTGAAACAAAACAATTAATATTAGAACAAATTTAAAGTTTCGATTATTATAGTATGAATGAATTGGTCTGAAAAATATAGACCACAAACATTGGATGATTTATATCTTTCGTGTGATAATAAAAAGAAGCTAAAAGACTGGATAAATGATTTTAAGAGTAAGAAAAAAGATTTTACTAATTGTTTAATATTGCATGGGGCGCCAGGCATTGGTAAAACCAGTATTGCTAATTTATTATTGGAAATAAATAATTTTGATGTTATAGAATTTAATTCGAGTGATATTCGGAATCAAAAAACATTAAAGGATAAAATAGAAGAAATAAATGGGAATGTTAATATACTTGATTTTATGTGTAATAAAAAAAAGCCAATTGGAATAATTATAGATGAACTTGATGGCATAAATTCATCTGAAAAAGGTGCTATTAAAGAACTAACAAGTATAATTAATAATACAAAAGAATATAGCTCCCCGTTTATTTGTACAACAAATAGTATAAATAAAAAAATAGATACATTAAAAAGTAAATCTCTCTATTTAAAACTTAATAAACCGTCTCTAAATACTATAAAACAATTTATAAATAAAATTTGCATTAATGAAAATTTAGATTTATCAGATGACATAAAGACCCAAATTGTGAAAACATCACAACTTGATTTTAGGCGTGTGATTGTGCTCATGGAATATTTATTTAATTATAATATAACTGATATTAGCGAAGAAGAAATAATAGACAATATTGTCAAATATGATAAAAAGGCCATAGATTATACATGCTATGAAGCAACCGATAAAATATTAAATAATTACTATAATGATTTTTCAGAAATCATTGACTATGATAAATCTAATATAGGATATTTATTATATGAAAATTTCCAGAATTTTATTATAAATAACAAAAAATGTAATAATGAAATAAAAATAGATACTATTTCAAAAATATATAATGATTTTTGTGACAGTGATATATTAGATAAGAAAATATATATTAATCAACACTTCTATTTAAGTAATTATAATGATTTTGTAAAGTTTAATATACCGTCATATTTAATAAATTCATTGGATAAAACCAGCTATAATAAATTTAACAAACTAAACTATTCTACAATGATTAACAAAATATCCTTCGAATATTTAAACATAAAACTAATTAATAGTATAAATGAACTTGGTATATCTAACAATCATATTTATACAACCGATTATATTTATATTAATATTCATTCATTAAATGATTCATTAATACCGTTAATAAAAACCCATGAATTAGATACCGCATTTATTGAGAAAGTATGTAAAATTAGTTCGTTGTATAATAAAGATGATGTGAAGCTTCTAAAAAAACAAATTACTAAATATTATAAATTGTATAAAATATAAAAAAATATTATATTAATATTAATGTGTAAATTATTTATTCTATTATTTATAATATTCATAATCAACTATTTTTTATTAGGTGTTAACGAACATTATAAAGATATTACCAATATAAATGTGTGTGATTTACATATATCAAATATACACGAGTCTAATAAGGCAACATTAACCGACATTCAAAAAAGTTGTCCTAATAAACATTTACCGACAACTACACCTTTACCGACACATTGTAACAAAACTAAAAATTTAGACTTTTTAAATGGTAACGGTAATAGTCATTTAAGACTATCTTACAAACAAAAAGACGGCATCTATTTATTTATAACATTGTATGGACAGTGGGGAAACTCTAATAGTAGTATCATAATTAGAAATAATGCTAAACATAATACCAATATAATAAATGAAAAATTTTATAACCCTAATGTTGTAACCGAAATATATAGCAATGAAACTTATCCGGATATTATTGATAAAGCAGAGTTGGGTGGATATTTATTTCAATACAACGATAACACTACTATTTTATTCAAATCATGTAATACATTATACTACGCATTTAAAATAAAAGATAAAATAACACTCGAACCTATCACGAATATTGTTGTTAATTTTCAAGCAGGTTTTGAATATTTTTAAAAAAATGTGTCATAGTGTAACCCTTAGAATTATTTTTAATGTTGTTATTCTTATTAGTTTTAGTTTTAGTTTCGGATTCCTTTTTAAGAGGTCCAAATATTTTTGAACCTTTTTTTTGTTGAAACCGACCTTTAAGGAGCGGATTTTTATTAGGTTCTTTAGAATGTTTTAAAGATTTCTGTCTGCTAACAATACGACCTAATTTATTCTTGTGTAAATTCTCCTTCGTTAAACGTCCACTTGTCATTTTAGCGTTACCATGCCATACTTCAGCTCTTGAACCTATATTTTTCATCTATTACTAATAACTAATATTTTTTTTTTTGACTATAGTTTTTCTTAAAAAGAAACTTTTTCCTAAAAAGAAACTTTTAGAAAAAGTTTAGACAAAAACAAACTTTTTCATAAAAGTTTAGACAAAAACAAACTTTTTCCTAAAAAGAAACTTTTAGAAAAAGTTTTAACAAAATCTAGTATTTTTTTGACTATACTTTTTCCTAAAAAGAAACTTTTAGAAAAAGTTTTAACAAAATCTAGTATTTTTTTGACTATACTTTTTCCTAAAAACAAACTTTTAGAAAAAGTTTTAACAAAATCTAGTATTTTTTTGACTATACTTTTTCCTAAAAAGTATAAAAAGTATAAAATTGATTTAAATATAATTTTTTTATATTAATACATATCATCATGGCTACTTTTGTTACTAATCCTACACACATTAAAGAACTTTGCTCGAAGATCAAAGACTCAATCATTTGTGTCCCGCATGCGAATACAGATAATATCATTATCGCAATTTTAAACGGTTATGATTGTGATATGGCACATCCTACAATAGACAGACATATTATGTTTAAGCATAGTGGAACCGTCTATAAATTTATTAAACCATCTGATGCTGTGTTCATTAACAATATTAGTGCCACCGATTCGGCATTGACTGCACAAAATAACATTAAATCTTTTAGAGGATTCGCGAATATTAAAGGAGTTCTTGGGTTTCCATGCGATAAAATTGATAGTTTAAAGATAGAAATTATTGACAAACCAATTATGCTGTCTAATAAATGTATGTTCTTTACACTTACTAATAAGGGAAGTGGTCAATATTTAGATTTCGTTGCGTGGTCCAGAAGCGGTCAAACATCTAATTATAGTGCTAAAAAAGGATTTAATACTATTCATTCGGGCGATAATACGTATACAAGCTATTTCGCACAAAGTATTAAAATTGAAGATACTACTAAACAATGTGAATTTATTTTAGGATTGCATGGGTATTCAAGAACGCCTCTAATGTCTAAAACGTTCACAGATCAAAAACCTTCTATGTGCTGTTATTCAGAAGCAGATAATACTGTTTATGTATTTCCATTCCAACAAACAGAAGGAATTCTAGGTCTAGAAAATACAACTATGGCATCAGCAATAGTTCAAAGTGATGGCAGAGAGATGATTAAAATAACACCATTTACGACAGTTCCAGAAAAAACAAGGGAAGGTAGTGTAAAAACATATAATACAACAGATAGTATAACTTGTAATCTTCCTATAAGGTGCTTCGAATATGCTGATATAGTTTCAGTTGAAGAAGAATATGATGTAATCGAAACTCCAATTGAAAATCTGGTTGAAACTATTACACATGGTGTTGATGTTCCGGATAAAAGTGTATTTCAATTTATGACACCTGATTCTAGTGTCTTTGATATTGAAAATAGTGTTGTTATGGACTATACTGGCAATGCAATTGATGGTTCTTCTGTTATTCATAGCTATAAAATTAATCCATCATTGTTTAGCACAGGAAAATATACGAAGGATGTATTTAATGGGTCTATTGTTCCAGCATATAAGCCAGTTAACAACTTGTCAACCAAAATAGAGAATAGTCGATTATGTGTTCTACATTTTACAGAAGACAGTTCAAAACTTGTAACCGAAAATTGTGCTAAATCAATTACGAATGATATGAAAATCTCGTGTCTTATTGTTGTAACTATGGATATACCTAGCGATGATGGTATTATAGATAAACTTGAAAATATGAAAATGTCTTTTACAAAATTTGCCAATCATTGCTCAATTATTTTAGCAAAATCTATTAAAACCGACAAATATTATTGGGTAAGAGGTATTAGGTGGAACCTAAGTTCTGGTGTCAACGAAATTGAAGAAAAGGTATACAACTTTGGTGACGAATTTCCATTAACAGAAGTAGACGCTATTATTACTGGTGTTAAAGTTCCATATCCAGTTAGGACTAAAACACTTCAATACTCAACTGTTACGGATAAAAGAGTAGGAGTAGAAGTAGAAGAGGTTGAATCTATTATTGATGGTCTTGAGTATGAAAAACTCATAGAACGACAAAATGATATTATTGAACTCTTCATCCAAATGGCTTCATTAGTTCCACAAGATACATTTAAACAATTTAAAACTAAATGTCTTACATTCTTAAAATCGAAACAAGATCATTATTCAAAAGAGTTTAAGACTAATCTTTCGGTTCTTTTAAAACGGAAATTTCATGGTGATAATTCGTTAGAACTTAAAAAAGAAATCGAAGCATTAAAGCATAAAATTAAATCTCAAAAGGCAAATTCGGTTCTCAAGAATTTAACACGAACTATTACTGGAATAACATATGATGGTGTTGCATCAACTAAATCAGCATCTAAGGCATTGGAGAATGTGTTGAGAGAAGATTTAGTAAAAGGAAATGTTAGTATTGTTAAAGATATGACGAATGAAGATATATGGAATTACTTAGAAGATATCGACATGTTTATTGTAGGTCAGTTGGAAGAAGGCTCTTATGAGATGATTCATAATATGTTGGATAAAGTAGCATCAAACGATTTCACCGGACCGGAACAACCTATTATTGGATTTCATCCAACATGTGGTGAACTTGATGGGTGTACGGTGGCTGTGTTAGGTCAACAAATCGAAGAAAAAGGTATTCAGCATGATTTAAAAGGGGTTGTTTCTATGTTGTGTGGCGAAACCGAAGATAGATCATCAATTCCGGTCGCGGTTCTCCATCAATTTACCGAAATAGATAATCCACTCCATTTTAAATGGATTGACGAAGTTAATAATCCGGATGTAGCTAAATATAGGTTGCTCCTTCGGCGAATGGTGTGTGAAGCCACATTGAATCGGTCTAGAAGTATTGGTGGTGGGTCAACCAGTTTAACATACTTCCTTATCGCGATATTTATTTCGTTGGCACAAAGTATTAAATCGCGTATTTCTAGTTTACCAACCGATAAATCCGATTTCACAGTGATTGCTATGAGAAACCTTGTCGGCTATATTTTCACAATGTGTGCCAGTGGAACAATGCCACTTTCTAACATATGGCAAGTTCTTAGTTATTATCCAGAACAAGTTCCAAAGATAAATGCGTTTGAACAGAAAGACCTATGGATTCTTAGAAATCTTATTGATATGTTTCCATACTGTTTGTGGTCTGTTGCCGAACCTAACTTTAAAAAGAATACTCTTTGTGGGTGTGTTAAACTAATCGCAAAATATGTTATTACAAGTTCATTAGATAAGATTGATGCTGATAAAAAAAAAGATATGACACTTAAAACTACCGAAATTTCTAAGGATTTAACAATTGTGTGGCAATGGCAAAAGCTAGTAATCATCTCCATTATGAAGATGGTAATTAAGAAACTAAAGAAAGAACCCTATGAAAATAAAATAATTAAACATGTAGCGACTCATTTGTTTGAAAGTTATCCAGAGATTGATGAGATGATGATTTCTAACAATCATAAAAAAAGCGATTCGTCTAAAAAGTTGAAGTTTATTCTCGAACTTATGATGAAACATGGAAACATTAGTTTAAACCCGCATCAAATGAAAACTGTTAAAAATATTATTTCTAAGAGAATGCATCCATATTACCATACACTAAGCAAATCGAAACGAACCGAAATGTTTGATACATTAGATATTGGTGGCCTTTATAAAGAACTAGGTAAATTAGTTAAATATGAAGATGATGGGAAAGGACCGGCTAACAAATATTTAAAAAGTTGGGCGTTAAGTCTACCAAAAGTGTCACCATTAGATGAATCAACGGATTTAATCGCATCCAAAGGTGACACATTTGACATGATTAAAGACTTATTTAGTTTAGATTGTGGTAAGAGTATTGGTGTCAGTTCGAAAATAACTGCTGATTTAACATTAGATGAAGACGCACTTGTGGTAAAATATCCAGATATGCGAGAAGATTTATGGTTAAAAATGAATGATGTATCTAAGATGAGTGAATTTATCAGAGGTAAGAAGTTGACTGAGGTCGTTAGTATTCTAGAATATACGTTTAAGGGTGTTGATATAAATGTGTATAGTGTTATAATTGATATTGTTGGTATACTATTAGATGAATATAAAGATAGATCAAAAGCATATGATATTATTCTTAGAAAATATAAGTTTTAACACACTTTTAACAAACGTTGTTAAACTGATATAAAATGTAAAATTGATTTATTAACTTATTTTTTTATTTAACATATAAATTAGTATTCTACTATGACTCATACTATGACTCATACTATGACTCATACTATGGAACCTTCCAATGATGCATTATGTACCCTATTACATAAGATTCTGTCATACGAACCGAACATTTATAATCAAATTATGAACTATGTATTTTATCCAATGAAAGATTCGGAAGAATTACGAGAAGGTGTTAAACTCTGGTTGACCAACGAATCTAAAGCGATAATCAAATACGGACATATAGGAAATTGGGATACTTCAAACGTAACTAATATGAGTTGGATGTTTAGTCGTGCTATTAAGTTTAATGAAGATATTGGAGGATGGGATACTTCAAAAGTGACTGATATGAGTAATATGTTTTATTGTGCTAATGATTTTAATCAAGCTATTGGAAATTGGAATACGTCAAATGTTACTGATATGCGTTGGATGTTTGAGGGTGCTATTAAGTTTAATGAACCTATTGGAGAATGGGATACTTCAAACGTTACTAATATGAGTTATATGTTTCATGGTGTTTATAATTTTAATACAGATATAAGTAAATGGGATACTTCAAATGTAACTGATATGAGTTATATGTTTAATGGTGCTCAAAATTTTAATCAAGATATTGGAAGTTGGGATACATCAAACGTAACTAATATGAGTAGGATGTTTGGTTATGCTAATATTTTTAATAAATATATTGGAAGTTGGAATACGTCAAATGTTACTGATATGAATTTGATGTTTTATAATGCTAATAATTTTAATCAATATATTGGAGAATGGGATACTTCAAATGTTACTAATATGAGGGGTATGTTTAATGGTGCTAATAATTTTAATCAAGATATAGGAAATTGGACTACTTCAAAAGTAACTGATATGTGTTTGATGTTTTATGATGCTACTAATTTTAATCACGATATAGGAAGATGGGATACGTCAAACGTAACTGGAATGAATTTGATGTTTCGGGGTGCTACTAATTTTAATCACGATATAGGAAGATGGGATACTTCAAACGTAATTGATAATTAACTAATAGTTTTACATTATTAAATATAAAAATTGATTATTATTAAGTTATTTTTATTTAACATATGAGCGTTTGTAATCACTCAACTCATACTATGGAACCTTCTAATGATGCATTAAGAGGTCTATTACATAAGATTCTGTCATACGAACCGAACATTTATAATAATATTATGAGAGTTGTATTCTATAAAATGAAAGATTCGGATGAATTACGTGAAGCAGTTAAACTCTGGATAAACAACGAATCTAAAGCAAAAACAAAATACGGTCATATAAGTCTATGGGATACTTCAAACGTAACTGATATGGTGGGTATGTTTGCTGGTGCTAAAGAGTTTAATGAAGATATAGGAGGATGGGATACTTCAAATGTAATTGATATGAGTTGGATGTTTCATAAGGCTAAAATGTTTAATAAAGATATTGGAGGATGGGATACTTCAAACGTAACTGATATGAGTTATATGGTGTTCGTAACTTTAATCAATATATTGGAGAATGGGATACTTCAAACGTAACTAATATGAGTTGGATGTTTTATTGTGCTAAAGAGTTTAATCAAGATATAGGAAATTGGAATACTTCAAATGTTACTAATATGAATTTTATGTTTTATAGGATAGACAAAGATTAATCAATATAAAATATAAAATTGATTCTTATTAACTTATTTTTTATTTAACATATCAATTATACATCTACTATGACTCATACAATGGACACTTCTAATGATGCATTAAGAAGACTATTACATAAGATTAACGCATATGAACCGAACATTTATAATAATATTATGAGAGTTGTATTCTATAAAATGAAAGATTCGGATGAATTACGTGAAGCGATTAAACTCTGGTTAGACAACGAATCTACAGCGATAACCAAATATGGACATATTAGTCTATGGAATACTTCAAAAGTAAATGATATGAGTAAGATGTTTGGGGGTGCTAGAGATTTTAATGAAGATATTGGAATGTGGGATACTTCAAAAGTAAATGATATGAGTAAGATGTTTGGGGGTGCTACCAGTTTTAATCAAGATATTAGTCTATGGGATACTTCAAATGTTACTGATATGAGTTATATGTTTTGTTATGCTAAAAAGTTTAATAAAATTATTGAAAATTGGAATACTTCAAATGTAACTGATATGAGTTATATGTTTCAGTGTGCTAATTTTAATCAAGATATAGGAGGATGGGATACTTCAAATGTAACTAATATGAGTTGGATGTTTTATTGTGCTTATAATTTTAATCAAGATATTGGTGGATGGGATACTTCAAAGGTAACTACTATGAATTGTATGTTTTGGGGTACTAAAGAGTTTAATCAAGATATTGGAAATTGGAATACTTCAAACGTAACTAATATGAGTGGTATGTTTATTGGTTCTAGTAAATTTAATCAAGATATTGGATTGTGGGATACTTCAAATGTTACTAATATGTGTAGTATGTTTTATTGGGCAAAAGATTTTAATGGCGATATTGGAAGTTGGGATACTTCAAATGTATATAATATGATTAGTATGTTTGATAATGCTTATAATTTTAATCAATATATTGGTAAATGGGATACTTCAAACGTAACTAATAAGTAACTAATAAGTAACTAATAAGTAACTAATAAGTAACTAATAATTTATATTAAATATTAAATATAAAAATTGATTATTATAAACTTATTTTTTATTTAACATATGAGCGTTTGTAAACACTCAACTCATACCATGGACCCTTCCACCGATGCATTAAGAGGTCTATTACATAAGATTCATTCATATGAACCCGGACTTTACAATACTATTATGAGATCTGTATTTTATCCAATGAAAGATTCGGATGAATTACGAGAAGCAGTTACACTATGGTTAGACGATGAATCTAAAGCAATAACTAAATACGGTCATATAGGAAATTGGAATACTTCAAATGTTACTGATATGAGTTTTATGTTTTGTTGGGATAGTAATTTTAATGAAGATATAGGAGGATGGGATACTTCAAATGTTACTGATATGAGTTATATGTTTTGTCATGCTCATAAATTTAATGGCGATATTGGAGGTTGGGATACTTCAAACGTAACTAATATGAGTGATATGTTTCGTTATACTAAAGAATTTAATATAGATATAGGAAATTGGAATACTTCAAATGTAACTAATATGCATTGTATGTTTTATGGTGCTCATAATTTTAATAAAGATATAGGAGGTTGGGATACTTCAAAAGTAACTGATATGACTGGTATGTTTAGTGGTGCTAAAATGTTTAATGGAGATATTGGAAATTGGGATACTTCAAATGTTACACATATGAACAAAATGTTTTATAATGCTACTAATTTTAATCAAGATTATATTAGTAATTGGGATACATCAAACGTAATTGAATAGTAACTAAATAGAATTACAATAAAAATATAAAAATTGATTTCTTATTAACTTATTTTTATTTAATATATTTATGAGTCATAGTATGAGTCATAGTATGACTCATACCATGAAACCTTCCACCGATGAATTGCGGTATCTAGTACGTAAAATTAATGACTATGAATCTGGTTTATATCAGATTATTAAATCACTCGTATTTTATCCAATGAAAGATTCCAATGAATTACGTAAAGCAGTATCACTTTGGAGAAGCGATGAATCTACAGCGATAATCAAATACGGACATATTAGTCTATGGAATACTTCAAAAGTAACTGATATGCGAAGGCTGTTTGGTAAGGCTACTAATTTTAATGAAGATATTGGAGGATGGAATACTTCAAATGTAACTAATATGACTCATATGTTTAGTAGTGCTAAAGAGTTTAATCAAGATATTGGAAATTGGAATACTTCAAAAGTAACTGATATGAGGGGTATGTTTGTTTATAGTAAATTTAATGAATATATAGGAGGATGGGATACATCAAACGTAACTAATATGAAACGTATGTTTTATGGTGCTACTAATTTTAATCAAGATATTGGAGGATGGAATACTTCAAATGTAACTGATATGCATTGTATGTTTGGAAACTCTAATAATTTTAATAAAGATATCGGAGAATGGGATACTTCAAAAGTAACTGATATGAGTTGGATGTTTTGGGGTGCTAGTAATTTTAATCAAGATATTGGAAAATGGGATACTTCAAACGTAACTAATATGATTGGGATGTTTTATAATGCTACTAATTTTAATAAATATATAGGAAAATGGAATACTTCAAATGTAACTAATATGAGTAATATGTTTCATCTTGCTACTAATTTTAATCAAGATATTAGTAGATAGGATACTTCAAACGTAATTGAATATTAACTAATAGAATTACAATATAAAATATAAAAATTGATTATTATTAACTTATTTTTTATTTAACATATCAATCATACATCTATTATGACTCATACTATGACTCATACTATGACTCATACCATGAAACCTTCAAATGATGCATTATGTTCCCTATTAAGTAAAATTCAGTCATATGAACCGAACATTTATAATACTATTATGAGATCTGTATTTTATCAGATGAAAGATTCGGAAGAATTACGAAAAGCAGTTAGACTCTGGTTATACAAAGAATCTAAAGCTATAACAAAATACGGTCATATTAGTCTATGGGATACTTCAAACGTTACTGATATGAGTTGGATGTTTCGGGGTGCTACTAATTTTAATCAAGATATTGGTAATTGGGATACTTCAAAAGTTACTAATATGAGTAGGATGTTTGATGGTGCTAATAAGTTTAATGAAGATATTGGTAAATGGAATACTTCAAATGTAACTGATATGAGTTATATGTTTAAATATGCTAGTAAGTTTAATGAAGATATTGGAGGATGGGATACGTCAAATGTTACTAATATTAGTTATATGTTTGATTCTTCTAGCGAGTTTAATCGAGATATTGGAGAATGGGATACTTCAAAAGTAACTAGTATGAGAAGTATGTTTTATGGTGCTAGTAATTTTAATCAAGATATTGGAGGATGGGATACTTCAAACGTAACTGAAATGAGTTGGATGTTTAGTGGTGCTGAAAACTTTAATACCGATATTGGAAGGTGGTATAC